ATGATCCAGTTGACGCCCATGAGCATGGTCGGCTTGCCGCTCTCAAGCTGGCGCACATCAAAAGCGTTGATGTTCCCGGCAGTCGGGGCCGCCGCGATGCGCAGCAGATCGGATTTCTGCTTGGGCGAGATGACCGCGTAAAGCGGGTCCAGATCGGCGTCGATGCCGAAGTCAGCCAGGTGCAGCATTTCAACGGCGACAATCAGCTTGTCGAGGTTCAGCCCGTTGGCATCTTCCGTCAGATACTGGCCCGCAGGCAGCGGGGTGCCGACCCCCGGCGTCTTGCCTTCGCGGGCGATACCATAGATGCCGCCGCGCGTGATGGCGAAGCTGCCTGCGCCATCCTTTTCGATGCCCAGGAGGTTGTCCATGTAGCCGCGCGTCACGGCGGCAGTATGGGCGCGCACCACGGTGGAGGTGGGATCAGCGGCCATCTTCACCTTGTCGGCACGGTCCAGATACTGCCCGCTTTTGACCTCGTTGGTCTCGTCATAAACGACCCAGCGGCGGCTGCCCTTGGCCGGGTTTTCCACGTTGCGCCGATTGCGCGGTTCGCCGCGAACATAGTCGAGCTGGTTCAGCAGTTCGGAAACCGATTGCGCCTCGCCGTCGGCGGGGATGATGGTCACGGCAGGAAGCAGCGGGTTGGTGATCTGCTGCGCGGCCATGGCCACGTTGTTCCTGTATTGATACTTCTGGAATTGTTCCAGATTTTCCGAGTAGGGCATGACCCCTCCTTATGAAAACTGACGATGTTGCTGTGAGCTTTCGGAAGGGGTGCCCGATACCGGACCCGTCCTGAGGGTGCGCCCCTGTTGGCGGCAGTGCTTTCCTGCTGTCGTCTGGACCCGGCAAGCCGGGGTGCCCGTCGCCTTTATCGCTGCTACGGAGAAATCGGACTGTCAACAGTCCCTGAAAAAGTCCGTTGGAAAGTCCAGAAAAAACCCGCGCGACGGGGGCCGCGCGGGATCTTGGCAACTTCTGGGCGGTTCAGTTGCCGCTGGCCGCCACCACGCGAAACCCTTCCATATTGGTGAGCACCCTGACGTCCATGTCCAGAAGAATGCCTTCGGGGCTGACATACGCGCCGAGGCTGCGGTGGAAAGCGGGGCCGATTTCCAGCGCCAGCGGCTCGACCCCCCGCATCAGCATGGCAGCGCGGGCGTGGGCTACCTGTTGCAGCTCGTAAATCGCCATGATCAGCGCGCCGCGAGTTTCGACAGGAAATCCATGCGCGGCTGAAGCTCTTTCATCTTGGCGCGGTTGCCTGTGGCGCTGGCCTGATACCAGTCGCCGCCGGGGGCCGACATCTTGGCGATTTCGGCGCGGGCTTCTGCGGGGGTCATCGAGAGGCCATCCCCCCGGCCAACCAGCACATCTTCGCCGCCCAGCTCACCGATGGCGTTGAACATGCGGATCACGCCAGCATCACCCAGCTTGTCGGCCAGCAGCCCGGTCAGGGCTTCCAGCCCCTCGCCGGAAATCCCGGCCTTTTCAGCCACCATGCTGGCCGCCTGCCGGGCGCGGGTCAGCACGGCCGGGGTCTGGTCGCCATAGTCCTTTTGCAGATCGGTCATCATCTGCGCTTGCGCGGCCGAAAAGTCGGCGGTGGCGGCTTCGGACACACGGCGCATTTCGGCGGCGAACATGCCGACATATGCCTGATGGGCCTCGGGCGGCACACCCATGTCAAAGGCCAGCTTGCGGGCCTGCGCTTCCAGACCGGCGTTCCATTCCATGCCCTTGGGCCAGTCCTTCGGCGGCTCGACGGCATAGCCGTCTTCCTTGTCGGGCAGGCCAAGCGCGGCGGCATTGGCGCGCGCCCAGTCGGCGAATTTCTGATCCTTGGCCGGGCGGTCCATGATGTTGTCAAGGCCTTTGCCGATCCGCTGTTCGGCGGCGCGGTGGCCCTTCACCAGCTTGGGCATGACGGCGGTCATGTCATCTTCGGTCAGCCCGCGCGCGGCCAGCCATTGCTGTTCCTCGGCGGTGAAATCGCTGCCCTGCCACCATTTCGCGGCGGGGGGCGCAGACGGATCGGCCGGGGGATTGGCGGGCGGGGGATCGGCGGGCGGGGTGCCGCCAGCGCCACCGTCCGGGGCCTCAAAGAGCGGCAGACGCAGGATCAGGGGGAAAAGCAGATTACGCATCGGGATCTTCCATCATGCGGTTGAGGTCGAAGGGCGAAATGCCCCCAAGGGCGAGGATTTGCAGGGCGAAGTCGCGGCGCCCGGCCTCATAGGCCAGTTGCTCGGCTGTCACGCCCTGCGGCGGGTTCATGGTCAGCACACCGCCCAAGCGGATCAGATCGGCGCGCAGTTCGGGTTCATCGGCGAAAGCCTTGCGCCAGCGGCGTGAGGCAAGGCGGGCGGCCTGCATGGCTTTCGACGGAAAGACGGTCTGGAAGACGCTCGGTATGTTCCAGATCATTGCGGGGCACCCCCGGCAGATTGCGCCAGGGCGGCTTCGGCCCCGGCGGCGTCCTTCAGCACACCGGCACCGGCCTGCGCCGCCTGCATCATCATCATGGCTTGTTCCTGCTGTTGCCGCTGGGCCGCGATCTGGTCGGCAGCTTCGCGCGACCGGAAGGCACGGGCCGGGGCGCCGCGCGCGTCGATCAGGGTTTCCAAAAGCCCGTCCGGGTCGAACCGTTCGGCAATGCGCGGGGTGATTGGGATGAGCGGCGCCACGTCCTGAATGATGCGCAGAACGGCATTGCCTTCCACGCTGCGCTGTGCGGCGGCGGCGGCGGACTGGTATTCCACCTGAAGCTCTGCCCCGGCCATTTCCGGCGGCGGCGGCCTGATCTGGCCCGCGCGCCACAACAGCGAGAACCTGCGGCTGATCTTCGGCGCCAGAAATTCTTCCTGCACACGGCCCTGATGCGGCGCCCAGAGGCGTTGCCGTTCTTCCGTGATCGCCATGACCTCGGTCGCCGTCATGCCGGTGCGGCCTGCAAGGTTCATCAGCGTGTAATGGAAGGCGTCGCGGATCTCTTCCATTTTCTGCTGACGCTCCTGCAAGGTCAGGTTCATGCCGCCCGACATATCCAGCGGACGCAACAGCGCGCGGCCCTGCGTATCGACCGCGCCATAGACCACTTCACCGGGGCGGATGCGGCCGTTCAGCGGGAAATCCTGCCGGTCGGGGGCCAGCAGGGTGGGATCGGCGGCGCGCTGTGCGGCGCGCAACGTGGCATCCTCCATCCGCTGCAAGGCGCGGGCAGAGGGCAGGGCGGTGAAACCGGGGCCAAGGCCATAGGTCTGCCCGCTGTCCACCTGCCAGCGCGGGGCGAAGAACGGCATTTCGTCATAGCCGCTTTCCGATACCAGCGTGCCCGCGATTTCGCAGGCATAGCGGCTGATCCATGCCTTGCCCCGCAGGCCCAGCTTGTAAAGCGGACGCCAGTCATCGTTTTTCAGGACGTGGTGGTAGAAGGTGACTTTGGAACTGTCGCCCTTCTCGGCCATTTCCACCAGCTTGGGCGGCAGGTTCTTGCCCTTGAACATCGACATGGCTTGCGCGGGGGTCTGGCTGAACTTGCGCACCACTTCGCAGACGCGGCCAAAGCCGTCGATTTCAAAAACCACTTCGGCCAGCGACAGGGTGACGTCGAGGATACGGCGTTCCGACAACACCACTTCGTCATACTGCGCACCATTGCCGAAGCTGGACAGGTCGGAAAACACCTGTGTGGTCGCCGAATAGAACGGGCTGACCGAGGGGCCGAAAGAGGCCAGAACCCGGTCGGTCACATGATCCAGCCACAGCCGGGCATCGTGCCAGGCATTCAGGTCGCCGTCGTTCGTCTTGAACCCAAACCAGCGGTTTGCCGGATTGGTCAGAGTGCCGTAAAGCCCGGCCGCGAAATTGTCGTTTGCATGGATCGGGGCCGAAGACAGCGGCTTTTCGATGGTGCGGCCGGACGGATCGTCCAGCCCGAAGCCGCCCCGGCCGGGGCGCATCAGGCGGGCGATGTCTTCCCACAGATGTTCGTGCCAGCTGCGCGCCGTCTTCAGCTCGGACCAGCGCCGCGCCGCCAGCTCGGCGCGCGGGTCTTTTTCCAGAACGGGGGAAAGTGCGGTCACGATGCGACCCCGCCCAGTGTCGGCGTGGCCGGGATGCCTGACGCCCCGGTCAGGATATTGGCGGCAGCGCCGCGCCTGCGACGGCGCAGGGCCGCTTCAAGGTCGGCCTGCTGGGTCGCTTCGGTGTTGTCGTAAGCCGCCACCTGGGCAGGGCGGGGCTTCGGCGTTTTGACGAAACACATGGGGTAGCTCCTATTCCCGGTGGTCTTGGCAAGCGGAAACAGGGGCGGGCGGGTGTTCGGCCGCCAGCCACGCCCATTGTCGGAAAACATGGGCGCCGGTCAAGCCAAATCCGGGCATCCGGCATTCGGTGCGGAACCCGAGACCGCACAACAGGCGTGGCGCCATGGGGTGTTCGTCCCAGCTGCGCGCCTCGAT